GAAGTTTTTAAGCAGATATTGTCCGACTTTATCATCGACCTCTACGGACTCACCGCCAATTTCGATATATACTCCATCGACAGTGTTCTTGAATATCTTGTCATCTTTAAGTTTTAGTCTCATTTCGCCTCCTTTATTTATTTTTTGTTTTAACTCGTGGGATAAAACTCCCACACCTTTGCTCTGGTTATGCCCGTTAAACTATTCTGGTACAGAACGAGCTGATTATTAGCCCATGCTTGGTATCTCGCAATAGCAGCGCCTATGTTCAATTCCGCTGATAGTTTATTGACGTAGCCATTGGCTTTATTCAGGTTAGCATTAGCATTGCTAAGCTCTCTGCTGGCATAGTTAGCCCAATCTGTCTCTGGTGAGCCACCGATATTAACTTTATTGATTAGTGGTCTCCCGCTCTCCAGATCAGCAACAGCCTGGTTAATTCTTGCCGACATGTCCTCTATCGCTGTAGTCAATGACTTCACTGTCTCCCCGGCTTTCACTATCTGGACACGGATTTGATTAACCCATGCTAAGGCAGCTTTAGCCACCGCTCCTTCAATCAGGACTTTCTCTAACTCGGCGTTAAGTGTAGATGTAGTTTCGGTTAGCTTGTGGACTTTGTGACAGTAGAGATGAATGTTTTCCCCTGCCCTCGGTACATTATCAACCTTGAGACGTAGTATATTGCCAAATACGCTAACATCTCTAAAGTTGGGAGGATCACCGTCAATAGGATATTCCGCCTTTTCTACCTCAAGCAGGTCGGGAATGGAGCTAATGTCTATCTCTTTAGAGCCAGTACTAACTACCGTCTCTCTTACCTCATAAGGCCGCTTCTGCGAGATTTCGACCAAGCATTGCTCGATGTGTAAGTCAAGCTCGTCATCCTGGAAGTCATAGCCTAAGCTATCAGCAGCAAACTCATCTCTTAGATACTGTCTTACAATAGCTCGTACAGCACTAAGAGCCTTAGCCATAGCTATCTCCTATCACCAAAGCTATTCCTCCTCGACAGGTGCTTCGCAGTATTCTGCTAACACCTCTTCCGACATCTCATCCGCCATCTTGGCAGCCTCGGCACTGTAGGACTTCGGCGTTTCCCCTCTCTTAATCGAAAGAGCGATACAAAACAATGTCTGTTGAGATTTGCTGTTTGCGGGACTCATTCACTTTTCCTCCTTTTTCTTTTTTTTCTTTGTGCCGGGACTGGAGAAACTAACTTGTCTTGATTCTCAGGTAGGTTATATTGTCCGTCTATATAGCACTTGGTACAGATAGCCTTACCGTTGATAATACGGCCAGTCTCAAACTCTCCGCATATGTCACAAATCTTACTCATAGCTCATTCCTTAGTCTAATGGGACATAAGAGATAATCAGTTGACAGGTTTGTGCACCTGTACTCTCTCCGCCATTGACGATCTTCAGGTAGTCTGCAATCCCATCAAACTCATTCTTTTCCGTTGGTGAGCAGGTGTCTATATCCCCAGCAGCCGAGCCATCATAAGCAATAGTGATTTCACCATTGGTCATGGCATCACCATTTTTGTAGAGTGTTATCTTGCTATCAGCACCAGTGATAGCTCCACCCAAACAGGTCATTGCCTTAACGACAATACATTTCGGTAAGGGCAAATAGAGCGTTTCCGCCGTACCGACATCGGCTATCTTAGTTAGCAGATGGTGTACTTCGCCATATTGGTAGAGAGTAGCCCACACAGGATGTGCTTTAGCTTCAGTACCAAGACAGCCACGCACAATGGTAATGGTGTTAGGCTCGATTGTAGTATTAACAGCAGTTACTAAAACAATCTCAGGTGATACTCCACTGGGGTCAAATATGCCTACAAATGGAGTAGTGGGAAGGTCTGCCGAACTGGGAATCTTTGCTGAAGTCGCAGTAGCAGTTATTCCTTCTATTATTTGTATCTGAAGGCGCTTGTTGATTATACTTTTCATTTTAATTCTCCTCGGAGGGAGGGTTTAGTCCTCCCTCCGTAGTCATGTTAGGCATCACAAAACCGTACAGCTAATTCAGGTTGCAAGGTCTTTGCACCACAGAGTATGGACATAGTGCCCACATTTTTCATGGTGTTGTGATCCCAAGAGAAGACCACCTGCATGGAGATTCCCTTGTATTCCCTAACGGCAGCTTGAGCGCCACCAAGAGGCTCTACCAAAGGAGCAGTTGCCAGACAAAAGGCGTTCTTATGGAAGACGAGATTAGCAAGGTCAGCAGCGTGTATGGTAACTACCTTTTCAGCAGGAGCATCCGCCAGCAATGCAGGATAGATACTCAATGTAGCAGCACTACTCTCAATGTTTGCATCAGCAGTAACTACATACTGTCCTGGTACATCAGTTATGGTAATGAGTGTGCCTTTTTTGATTGTGCCAGTGCCAGTGAGATCGTCCACTTTAATTGACGTAGCTCCAGCGGAAAAACCTCCTGCAAAGATAGCACCAGCTAAATCAGTCGTGCCAATAGTATGTTTCTTAATGTTCTGGTCAACATACCACATTACGCCGAAAAGCTGTCCCATAGAGCCCTGCTTGACAGTAGTGGTATCCCCACGCTTCTCAGCATGCAGGAAGGCTTCCAGGGTGTTATATTTGGCCTCGGTATTTGGGCTTAGAACACCGCTTTTCTGGTCGTCCATCGGCACTCTATTGTTCAGCAACATCTTTCTTACATTAGCGATGTCGTCTACTTTAGGTGAACCAGCGACATCAACAAAGTAAGGGATGTCGGCATACAGACCTGTTAGCAAGGAATCTATGCCTTGAGCCAATGCTCTTGCAGCAGGCTCAATCACTTGTTCCGTCAAGTCCTTCACGTCCAAACTAAGTTGCCTCTGCGTAATCTCAAATGGGACAGTGAGGATTTTGTCCAGCTTTACATCCACCGAGCCTTCAGTTATGTCCTGAAAGTCACCAGATAGATCGCCATCAAACTCTATGGCGGTAAAGGTTGCAGGCTTCCTTACTCTTGCGGTGTCACCGATTTTCTTAAACTCTTTATCGTGTCCTCGATAAACCAAATTTGCCATGACTAAATTGTTTTCCAATGCGAGTAATCCAACGTCAGCTATGATAGTTGGCGTTAAAAAAGTGTTACCAGGCATTTTATTACCTCCTATTTATTTTTTAGTTAGATATTTAGCTTTCTCCGATATGGGCAGTTTTTCAAACTGCTCAGGAGCCAAAGCTCCGAGTTTGCCAGAAGTTACACCAGAATCAGGAGCAAAGGACTTGGTGCTTTCAGTATTAGGTTTAACTGCACCTAATCGCTTAGCTACCGCTTCCACTTGCTCTACAGTCGGCAGGTTTAGTTCCTTGAGAGCCATAGGACTGATCCCGTATTTCGCTCCGATTTGCCATAGTTTAACCTCCATCAGAGTATCCCGGGCAGCCTTGACTTCTGCCTCATGCTCGGCTTTGGAGCGGGCAATCTCGTCTCGCTGTTTTTGAAGCTCTTGCTTTTGTGTTTCCAGATCAGCTAACTGCTTCTTTTCAGCCTGTCTTCGCTGATATTCACGCATCTTGGACGGGTCTGATCTTGCTTCTTCAAGTTCAGCTTCCTCCTTACGTCTATTAAATTCGGCTACAGCCTCCATCTGTGCTTTGATAGCCTCCTCTTGACTTTTAAGGCGAGCTTCCATCTCGGATAGCTGTTTTGCAGTCCTGCCAGCAGCAGCGAGAGCATCATTGACTATCTTCTCCTTTTCCTGCTCCGTGTAAGTTTTGGCCTTCTTCTCTTCTGAAGTTCCCTGATTTTCAACAGTTGAAGACTGTCCAGGCTCAGCCTGAAGAGTGTCCTTCTGTTTTTCAGTTCCGTCCATTATATTTTCCTCCATTTCCATTATATAACCTGTTAGCAAAATTTAACAAGCTATTGTGATAATTCTTTTATCCACTCCTCCAGTTGAGCAGCTTCTCCTGCCTCTTCCCAGGGAGTTTTAGGGGCTTCCTTCTTACCTCGGTCTTGAATAGGTTTCCAGTCAAGAGCTTTGACACCCCAAGCATCCAGGTCAGGATTTCTTGCTCTAAAATCAAGTCTTGGCTGGCCTAAAGGTAGATTGAGATACCTTTGATATTTGGCATAGACTTCTTTAGTTGGTACTTTGGAATAATCCCTGGGCTTTTCCCATCCATATTCACCTTCAGTATCTTTATAAAGTTGTACCATAGCTTTTTCGAATTCAGGATGTTCCATTAGCCACCAGTCATCCTCATAATCTTTTCTTGGCGTGTTGTAGTATTCTACGTATTGTTCAATAAGTTCTGTCGGAAATCCCCAATCCATAGCTCTCATCCTGTACCTATCATCTCTAAAGTCAGGATGTTCATCAAGATATTTCTGTTTAGCTATAGTATTTTCTGAAGGTATAGCATTGTATTCTTTCTCAAAAGGCTGATTTTTAATTTTAAGCTGATAGTACTCTACACTCCTGTAATCATCAGTACCTTCCCATCCCCATTCTTCCATTGCCCATTTATTGAATTCAGGATTTTGTAGTCTCCATATCTTAACCTGCGGGCTTGCTGCACTGTAGTTTGTGAGTAGGTCGGAGTATTCAAAGTACTTTGGTATTAAAGTCCTCGGAGGCAGTCCCAAGCCCATTTGTGACAAAGGTATGCCAAGCTCCTTGCTCCACTGTTCTACCAGATTATAGGCTTCCATGCTTTGTAGCTTACCACCATAACCCCATAGAGCCAATCTTGCATCAGCTTCAGGATTGTTTTTACGATATTCAGCACGCCAGTCCTTTGCCAGATCGGGATAGAGCTGTGCAAACCCTTCTTTATCTTCTTCTGCAAGGGATTGGAATGTTTTCCATAAGCCATAGTATTCTGCCGGGATATTGCCTTCTTTTTCATCCTCGGCGTCCATCTCAATAATTGGCTTGTATGGTAATCTCCAGTATTCTCTCCCTAACTTTTCTGTATCTTCCGACTTCCTTACAAATACAGGATTTAAGCCCTTAATCTCCTTACCTTTGTTAATGTAGTCCAGAATTTCATCATAGAGAGTCTGCCCATATTTTTCGATAAAGGCATCAATCCTTCTGTCCCGTTCCTCCCAGTTATAATCACCGTTGGACAGATAAATATCGGCGTCTTCAGCAAAGCGGATTTTGCTATTGTATTCAGCTAAGGCTACATCGAAAAGAAATTCATATTTTGATCCTTCCGCCTCTTTCTTTTCAAAATACTCGAATATGCTGGAATAGTGCTCGTCCCGGGAAATTCCATCCATAATAGCACCATAGTTGGTGCCAGCCTCGCTCGTTAGTTCTCGATATTGCTGTGTATCTATTTCACCTGCCTGTAATCGTTTGGTCAGCTCGTCTATGCGGTCGTAATATATCTCACGCTCTTCATCCGTCCGTGTAGTATAAGCTTCCCATTCAGGCGTCTGCCGTATCTTACTATCATTGTTCGCTTCCTCATAGAGTCTTGCTAATTCAGGGTCTCGGTCTATCAAGTCTCGTTTTTGCTTTTTATCCAGTTCACCCCATCCTAACTTGCCATCTTGCCACGCTTTTACCTGTTTCGGGTCAAGTTCACTCTCTGGTAGTAAGTTTTTAATGTTCTCATTGACATAGTCATAAAATGACGTCCAGGAAGATTCTGGAACGCTACGCCAGCCAAATACCTCAAGTATAGGCACAGCGGCTCTGGCAACGCCTTCAGGTATCTCATAATTACGTACAAGCCCGGGTATCATCCAGTTAATACCTTGCTCCATCCATATCGGCTCAAAACGGGACATAATGTAATAGGCATACTGTTCTGGTGTCTCGATAGGATAACCCAAGAAGTCTTTATGTGTAGCTAATTCATAACCCATGCCAACAAGAGGAGAAGAACGGCTATACCACCAGTACACGAAGGGATTATCCTTATTTAATCCACCGTTTGCCAATATCCTTACAAGATCAATTCTTTCCTTATCTCCATATTCGTTAATACATTCGTTGATATTACCAGCTAACCTAACCAAGCCATACCAGAATCCTCCCGGGCCAAAGGTGTAGTTACCTATCTTAATGCCCATCAGGTCACTAAGAGGACGCCACATTATCTCTCCAGTAATCGGGTCTTCTCTAATACCAAACCCTTTCTTAACCTCATCCCAAGCATCATCTTCATCCTTACCTGAAAGTAAGGATATAGCAAGCTGAATACCTGTATAATAGACAGCACCCGCAGCCAACATCCCACCTAATGCCTGTCTTGCCATTTTCCCGCTATAACCCCCTCGAAATATATCGGCTACTACTGTAAGACACGCTCTTGTATAGTTTGGAGCGAACCATGCAAAAGATGATTCGAGTTGTCTTACTGTTAATGGTACACCCATAGCCTGCGTTTCACTCAAGCCTGTAATAATATCCATGTGTCGAGCTAATTCAAAACCCTTACCTTGCTTGAGTGCCTTAGGAGATAGAATCTTCCAAAACTCATCTCTAACAATTTCTCCAGCGCTATTAAATGATATTTCCGCCCGTTCATAGAGAGCAGCGAGTCCCGTCTTCCCAGTCACCCATCTAAATCCTTCAGGTATAGCACCTCTGGTACGGAGAGCATCGAAGTAGTCAATTGATCTTGAAGTGCCTCCAAAGCTATTCCGTTGAGCAGCCACTTTCTCTTGTTTGTCCAGGTAGCCATAAAAGACGCTGGGGCTAAAAAACGCCCTGGTAGAATCATATAAAGCTTTATACCATGCTCCCATCAACCTCGCTCCAGTAGCAGGATTAGAAATAAGCTGTGTATGAGCCAGTCCAAAGGATGGCAATCCCTGAATCATCATAGCAGAAAAGTCTAAGCTTGCTTTAGTTATTCGCAGTATGCCAGCAGCATCACTCACAAACTTTAGAGTGTCACTACCTTTATCCACACCGAAAAACTTATTAACTGCATCTACGAAGTCCTGATTGAATATCCTTCCACCTGCGAATGGCATCATCAAATAATTCTCCCCGATGTCAGGACGTCTTACAATCTCCATCTTTTCCGCCATTTCGTGTTTAGCCTGCCAGAATGGTGCTTTGCGTGAATCTACTATCTGCTTTACCTCATCTCTTAACTTAATAAGTTCCTGTCTACGTTCCTCTGCGCTTTTAGTAATAGGTTTAGTGTAGGTTTCCTTTTTTATCTCTGTAGGCTCTTCCAATCCAGGCTGTCCTTCTACTTGAGGCTTAACCTCCACTTCAGGCGGAGGGAGTTCAGCTTGTTTATATGCATCTACAAGCTTTGAATAGTCATCCATTGAAATTTGTGTAATCTCGCCCTTGCCTTTAGGATAGACTGGAGTTAGATAGCCAAACATATCTTGTTGAAGTCCAGGTTCAGGCATCCCAGGTTCTGCTCTTGGAATTAGTATTTCCTCTTCTGGAGTAACTGCGGGAACTTCTGTACTATAAATAGTCCCAGCTACTTTCTTTTCATAAGCATCCCAGTCCGGTGTATCCATTCCACGAAATTTACCTTGCTTTTTGCGTGTTAATCCAGCCTTCTTGAGGACTGCATCTGTATCAGCTTTTAACGTCTTAGCTGTGCTACTTTTAGCATCCATTACGCCAGATTCGGCCGTGAGTATATGGTCTAAGTTTTCGGGATTATTGACATATTGAGTGATCGCTTCCTCATCAATTGTGCCACCATGTAATCTCTTTTCAAATGCTTTATAATCCCTAACTAACTTTTTCCATTCAGGTGTGTCTTTTATCTCTTCTAATACTTTGGCCTTTAACTGTGCTTCTGTAATTTCAGGTGTAACGGCTTCGGTTACTATAGGTGTAAGCTCAAATTGAGCCACCTCAACAGGATGATATACTCCACTTACTGTGTTTACTCTAAAGTCCATCCTACCTGTAGATGGGAAAACATCATCAGGGTGTAAATCTTTTATCTTTACTTTAATTTTAATAAGCGTTCCATCACCATAGGATTCGGCAACTTCTGGCGAAGTCGATAAATAAACTCCGTAAGTATCAGGTGCTTTATCCGCTGTTTTAAGTACACCTTCACTTAGTATTCTTTGTGCTTTATCTTTCGTTGTGGCGTGATAAAGAGTCATTGTTCCATCTGGAGCTATTGTATGTCCTCTTCTAATTAGCTCCTCAACAAGAACAATATCAGCTCCAAACTTTTTGGCTATTTCTTCAGCACTAACTTGAGGCATACCAGCTTCTGATATGCCTGCTTCGGTTACGGTTTCGGCAGCTCTGGCTTCCTCGGCGGCTCTGGTGGCTTCGGCTTCGGCTGGGGTTGCTTCTCCTCTATTGGGTGTAATTTCAGGAACTCGTCCGCCCTCATCAGTAGTAACATATCGTGTCGGGCCGAGGGCTTCTCCAGAATTGATTGCATCTCTGATTCGGTCAATTGTCTCTCTTGTAATGACATTTGCCTTACCTCCTTTGGCTATTTTCTCCGAGGCGTCTCTCATAATATCATCAATGACACCTACGGCATTGGCTTTTGCTTCAAATATCGCTAAGGCAGTAGCGCTCTCTTGCGCTAATTTTTTACCCGTTTCCACGTCAACCACCGTTTTACCTCTTGCTAACGCTTCTGGTCTTCCCGTCGCAGTAACATAGGAGAAGAGTCTTTTATCCTTTGCAAGAGCATCCTCCACTGCAACACGTAACTTAGCCCGGGCTAATAGCATACTCTTCTCGGTTTCAGTTTCACCAAAAAGCGTAGCTTGTGTTACTTTGGTAGTGCCTGCCCATTTTGCCTCTTTGATTATTGCTGATAGCTGTTTATAGGTTAGTTGCTTATCCAGATATTCTTTGGCAATGGCTCGCTGATTAGCAAAGTCCCCGGGCAATTCTTTTCCAATAATGGCAGCAGCGTGTTCATCCAGCTCACCAATTGCTACTTTACGATAGACACTATCGTCCAAACCTGCGATGGCAGAACCTTCGGAAGCAAGTCTGCCTTCTGGTGTGATCCCCCACTGTTTAAGATACTCAATATCTTTCCCGCTATCTCGCAGAAACTTGGCAACATCAAATGGCGTGCCTCTATCTTCAGCGATGTTTATAATTGCGCCTTTGGCTCGTGCCTCCTGCTCGGTAACGCCATCTACTTCCTTATCAATTCTGATCGGAATAGTTTTTGCGCCACTTCTTTTTGCCAAAGCCAGGCGCTGGTGACCATTTACAATATAGACTGTGCCATCTTTAGCCTGCCAGCCATAGGTAATTCCTGCCAGTTCAGGATTCCATTTCGCTTGAGCAAGGACTCCAGTTTCACCCGTCACCTCGCTTGAGCGTTGCTTAAACTGGAAACGTTGAGGATCAACCTTAATCTGACTAATAGGCATCTCTGTAAAAGGCAGATTACCTACTATTTTTTCTGAAGGTGGAGTGGCAGGGGCAGCAGGCTTTGTATCTGTCTTGGGAATAT